TATTCGCCAATATGGTCTTGTATATTATCTAGTTGACTAATACGTTTACTTAATACTTCAGCATTCTTCAACTCTGTGAAATGGTTATCTCTTTGGAAGTCAACTTGAATGTTGTTTTTCCAACTTTCCCAATCCTGTTCTGTTATGAGGTTTTTAAGAAGAAGTTGCTTCTTCAATATACCTGTAAACAACATTGAAAATCTCTTACGTAATCTATCAATAAACTTTTGGAACTTAACTTCTTCACGACTAATTTCTGATGCCATACCAAGAGTAAATGATTGGTCTTGCTCTAATCTATTGATAGGAACATTTAATGACCTATACATTCTCTTTTGGAAATATACTACATCATCTAGTTTTCCGAGGTTCTCACCTCCTTGAAGTGTCGTAATCTCTGTGCCTCTGTTACCTTCACGTCTTGGTAACCAGAAGTCTTCTAGCATAGACATATGCTTACGGTCATCTTTTAGATTACCTGTATTCGCATCATAGACTAACTTGTTTCTATAACGTGACATTATGTCTTTCATATATGCTTCTGATTTATTACGTGGCATATTACCCACGTCAATATAAAATATTCTGCGCTCCGGCGCACGTGCGAGGCGATAGATAACAAGACTATCTTCCATCATTCTTAATTGATTAATGGGTTTGAGTGCTTTATGTAAATATGATACAACCTGTTTCTTACTTGGGTCAAGTAAACCTGACGTCACGTAGGATACTGAGTCGGGGGAAAGTTTTACACCCTGAGTACCACCTGAACGTTCTTGGTAGATATAAAACTCTTTTACTTTATCTATAACTTCTGCTCCAGTAGATATATCTTTCTTCTTTGTTATTTGTCTTACTTTACGAACTTTTGCGGAATCAATAGGTCTTATATCTTGTATGCCCAATTTGACATTCTTTTCGTCTACTATCAAATGAAAGTAAACACGACCATCTACATAGAATGAACGGAATATGTCGTGTCCTAAATCATTGAACTTTAACATAGAACATACGTTCATAAACTCTTCTTGCATGAGTTCTTTTATTTTATCTGCTGCTTCTATTTTATCTAGGTTTAGAGTCACAGGTGATTCAAGTTCACTTCCGACTATTGATTCGTTCACGATATCTTCAATCGCGGCATCTACTTCTGGATGAGCAGCAACACCTCTATACTTCATCACTAACTGATGATTGTCTTTTGCCTGTCCGCCATCCATATCAACATATTGACCATAGTGTGAACCAGACGCTGTTACATATCCTGCGCCATCTTCATCAACAGGTGCAACTATTGAACGGAGTTTTTCTAATTTCTTATCTTTTTCATTTTCTGAATTTGATTTTGCTCTTTTGAGTTCAAATCCAAATAGTTTTAAAATACTATTATCGTCTGCCATTATATTTTCCTATTTCTAAGTTCCCTTCGGTATAAGAGACGGGGAATAACCCCGTCCCTATTCATATACTTATAATCAGATTAACTATAACTAATTATGTAGTTGTATCAGATTCCCAGTACTGGACTTGGAAGTCAACGGAAAATTCTTCCACGCCTTCTTCGGTGCCATAGTCCAATTCTATCGCAGATACTTCTGTCGGAAAACAACTTCTGTAGTTATACTTTTTAATGGTCTCGCCATCTCTACCTAACTGTTCAACAACCATGTCACATTGATAGTCTAACGGGTTTGTTAACCCTGTGTTAGCACTATGACCTGACATACCATTCATCCAACGCTCAAAAGCATTACGAATTGCAAAGTCTGTATCGTTAAGAATAGTAACTTTCCAAGTATCAAAGGTGCGATTACCAGCAAGAACAATTTCTCTTCCTCGGAATGGAACTTTTAATGAACCAATCTTTGACGCAGGAAGTGATGCTGATTTACACAAGAAAGAGGTAAGTTCTACATCACCGCCAGCATACGCTGGGAAGTTAACAGTTGCTTTAAAGAGATTAGCGCGTGCGCCACCACCTCTTAGTTTGGATTTAAAATCGTCTAATCCTAATATTGCCATTGTCTATATCTCCTTAAACTGTGCCAACGACTTCTTCAAACTCGACGCCCGTTCTAACTGCAACAAAGTTAAGTGTTACGAAGTTAATTGAGTGTGCAGGTTTGACGAAGATATTCGCGACAAATCTGTTTGATTCAACGACACTAGGAGGATTATTTGATGCGTCACATACAACACGGAAATCCGTGATACCGCGACGACCTTTAATCTCACGTAGGAATGGTTCCACAATGTTCACAAACTCAGCACGAGTAAACTCGTCGTTGAATTCAAACATTACGTTTCTTCCTGCCGCACCTATTGCGCGTTCTATACCCAAGAACAACCTACGAACATTAATTCTATCGAATGCTGTCGGTCTTGCTGAGTTTGTCTTATCACCGAATAGAATAACTCCTTCTGCAGGAATATTTGCTATTGGGTTGATACCTACTTTATATAACGCATCTCTTTCTGCCTTTGTTGGAGACATTGAAATATCTACAATTCCGAGATATCTACCACGTCTTGAACCAGCGGGTGAGAACCAAGGTGCCGCAACTAAGTCTGTTGCTGCCATAAGTCCTGCCGTTGATGATGCGGCGGGTATCTTGATGTACTTATCGTTATACTTGTCATATACTTTCAAGTAGTTATTGTCTTGTACGAAGTATGTTGACTTGGTGTATGTATTGTTACATGTTAGAACAGCAGCGTTAGTGCCTGTTGTTACTGCAGCGAAACGTGATGGTGAAGCAACTGCAACACAATCTTTTCGTACTTCTGCTTTTGCAACTAAGTCGTTCACAACTGCGGTTGCGTCACTGTTTGAGACTGATTCTGGAGCAATCAAAAAGTCAATTTCGATATTATCGACATCAGCAAATTGGTCATAACCTCTTATTACATCTGCTTGTGCCAATGTTGAAGAAGTAACACCACCTTTGAAAGACCAATCCGATTGAGAAGTTGCCCAAGTGTGTGTAGATTTAAAATCTTCTGAAGCAGTAGTTGCATTAGTTCCCCAAAGTAATCCAGCAAAGTCAGAGTTTGCAGCAGAGTCGCCAGAAGAGAATCCTGAAGCAAGATATCCGTCTTTAATTCGTTTTGGATCTCCAGCATATATCCACTGAGACCTATTCTTTAATACGTCTTTATAGAAGTTTGATGAACCATCTGCATTCTTTGCGTTCTTTGCAACTGATAAGAATGGATATGTTTCTAGAACTGTATTTTTAACTCCGGATATAAGACCATCTTCGTCGATGACCGCAACATGGATTTCGTCATTCTTACCACCTAATGCGGATACGAATGATGAAGTTTTTGGTGGGGCATCGAAGTTATCTTTATATGCCCAAGCATTAAAGTTTGCTGTTGCGTCGTCATTATCTGAACCGACTATAGAAACTTTTAGTGAGTTACCAACAACTCCAGGATATCTTGCGAGGAAGACACCGTCTGATGAGTCGATAGTTGCATTTTCAAATGCGTCTAAGTCATTTATTTTTTGAGTCGTTAGTGTACCTGATGTGGTATGGTTTGCTACGGAATTCCTTGCACTACTTTGCTGTTCACGAACAACAAATAGAGAGTTGGAATAACGTAGGAAATATGCGGCAGAATGAAAATCTACAGCATTATCGTCTGTGGGTGCAGAGAATGCAGAAACAAGACCGTTCTCATCTGAGATTAGTATTGGTTTGCCAACTGGACCCCATCCGAAATTCCCGACTATTGCCCCAGTTGAAGTTTGAACGTTCGGGACTGAACCCGTTAGGTCAATTTCTTTAACTGTTACAGCAGGGGAAGCAGAGGGTGTAAAAAGTGCCATTTACTTTTCCTTTATAGTTATCTAATTATAAGTTAATCATAATACGTTTTTATTAGTTTCAATACTTCTATTTATACAAACAATATATTACAGAATATTACCATTCATCTACGGGTTGCCAAATTGAATTTCTGTTTTCAGGGTCTTGAATAGATTCTATGGGTTCTATTCCATCATCAATATACCCAACAGGGGGAACATCATCTTCTATTTCTTTCATTCTCTGAGCAAACATCATCTCTTTTAGATTTATATCTGTCATATCTGAGAAGTATTGTGTTGATACAAAGTAACCGAACATTACTAGGTTCATCATCAAGTCATCGTGGTTACCATCTGACGCGGCATACGAGTTCTTCCTTGAGGTGAATGTGGATATCTCCAGTATCGTATGTTCGTCTACAATCTCTAATTTCTTATGTTCAAGGATATCTTTGATTGCGGTACATCCAAGTCGTTTTACTTTACGGTTCATTTCAATCCCGATACGGTCTGCTTTAATAACACTTTCCATATGAATGTTATCATATTCCATATCCTGATACAAACCATTACAAACTACTGTACCTTGGTCATTTGATTCTACCACAACATAAGCATCATTGTAGCGGAT